GCATATTGGCTGAGGAACTGCACGGCGTTGGAGAGGTCCGGGCGCTTGTCGATCGAGGTGGTAATGTCTTCCCACACGTCGAAATAGACCGCGTCGGAGGTCCAGATGCCGGCGTATTGGATGGTCGCGTCGGCGTCGCTCTTGAGGAGCTGCTCCGAGCGAATCCAGTTCACGCCGAGGAAGTTGGAAATCGTGCCGTCCGCGTTGAGCACGGGCGGAAGGAAATCCTTGCTGAACAGGCGGTTGCCGGTGGCCGCGTTGGCGAGGTAGAGGAGTTTTTCCTCCATCTCGGCGGTGAGGCAGCCGAACAGCTTCACGCCCATGGCGCGGGCGTCGTCACCATACGATTCGTTCCCCTTGAGGATCTTGATCGCCTTGATGATTTTGTCCGGGGTAAGGCAGGAGTTTGCCGGGGTGCCGCCGAGCGGAACGAAGTCGATCGCGACGTTGTTCGCGTTTGGGATGGTGGCCTGGGTGGTGCCGTCCTTGCCCTTGTAGTTGGTGCCAAAGAGGCCATTGAGAAACACCTTGTCGGCGCGGCGGGCGTAAGCGCCCTGGTGCACCATGACGTGGGTGCCGCCGGGCATGATGGTCGGCGCGAGAAGCTTCTCGTCGAACTTCTCTTCGCCGGTGGCCTTCTGGAAGCGCTGCGGGCGCACCCAACGCTTCTCGGTGTCGAGTTCGGCGAGGGTGACCTTTTTGAAACGCTGGCCGGTCACTTCCTCGTCATCGGACGGGAGAACCAGGTTGTGCGTTTTGGCTTCACCGGTGACGCCGGTGGCGAGGATGCCGCAATCCTTGAAGCGGCGGTTTTGCTGAGCGGCGGCGGCTTTAAAGTTCGTGCCGAACTGGATGGTAAAATGATCGGGGATCATGGCGGGTATCGGGGGTCGAATTCATCGGGATGAGGTCGGGTCCGGTTGTCCGCGCATGCGGGGCTTCTCCTACTGATTCGCTCAGGTGGCGGCTCGGCGTGGAGTTGGGGCCGGTGAGGGGTTGTCCAACGCGTCGAGCGATTCGTCGGCAGATTCGGGGAGGCGCCGAAAATCCGCACTTGAACAGGTGGTAAACGCAAAACGGCCGCGCCTTGTGAGGGGCGCGGCCGTGGGGAATTACGGGGTTTATAGTGGTTTACAGCTTCAGCCCGTCAGCGGTCGGCTCGATGACTTTCGAGTCAGGGTTGTAGCTTTCCGGGTAAGGATTGGGAGCCGCGCCGGGCTGCTCTTCGTTGATCGCCTTGAGGTCCATGCCAAGCCACATGATGGCTTCCTGAATTTTGGTGATAGCGATGGAGCGTTCGGGGCTGTTTCGGTAGCCTGGGGGATAGGAAACGCCTTCGGCTGCGAACTCGTTGAAATGCGGGCTGGATGCCTGCTTGAGTTCGGAGAGGACTGCGTCCAAGTCCTTGCGGAATTGCTTTGTATCTTTGATCGGGCAAAAATCGCCGGAGCGAACTCGCGCATTAGTCTTCTCGTAAAACTTCGAGTTGCCGGCGATGGTTGGAATGTAGGCTTCACCCTCCGGGCGGAGTAACGCTTCGGCGGTCACATTGCAGGCGGTTTCGCCTTCATGAACCGCCGTAATCCGGCATGGGAGGATCACGGTGTCGCCGACTTGTAGAAGTTGGCCGTTTTTGTCGTGTGGCATAAGGTTTGGGAATGGTGGTGAAATAGATCGATCCTCAGTTATCGCGGCCGTCGATCATCGACCGTTCGTATTCCGGCGCTGGCCGGCTCCTCGGGCCGCACTGTGGGATGGCGGTGGTTCCGTTGGAGGGTTTCGCATGGGAAAATTACTTCTTGGCGGAGACCTGTTGGAGGAACTGCGTGACGGCCGCGTAGGCGCGCGGGTCGCCTTCGAGGTAGAGCTTGCCGAACTCCGGATCGGTTCCGGCCATGATCGCTTCCGCGCGTTGCTGCGGGCTGCGGAGATCGCCCAAGCCCGCCGGTGGGCGGATGGTGTCCTCGGCGGTGAGCTTCGACACCTGGAGCATGATTTTCGCGAACGCCGGGGTGTCGGCGAGCTGCGCGATGGCTGGATCGTCGGTCGGAACGCCCGCTTGACGGGCGAGCGTCTCGGTGAGGTGTCGAACGGTCGACTTGTTCGCCTCGAAGTCGCCGCGCCATTCGCCGATGAGAGCGTCCTCGGAGGCTTTACGTTCGGCGGCCTGCTGGTCGGCGAAGGCTTGAGCGGCCTTTGCTTGGTTCGCGAGCTGGTATTCCGCGAGCGCCTTCACCGCGGGCGCGGGAATGTGGAATTTGTGCGCGACTTCGAGGAACGCATCGGCGGCTTCCGGCGACCACTCCACGCCCTCGGGAAGGTTTTCCGGCTTGGCGAGACCATAACCTTCTTTCGTCTCCGGCACGTTCGCCAGCGCGCGGAAGCGGGTGATGTCGTCCGGAGTGGAGTTCTCGCCCGGGTAGGCCGGGCCGTTACTGCGGAGGTGGACGTAGCTCTTGGCGAGATCGCCGACGTTTTTGAAGCGGCCAAGGGTCGCGGCGTGCGGGGCGAACTCGTCGCCTAGGCCGGCGTGCCAGTTTTCGCCGAACGATCCGTCCGTGTTGAAGTAGGCTGGCGCGGCCTGTTGTTGCTGCTGCTGCTGTTGTTGGTCACCGCCGGCGTCGGTGGTGTCGGTGGCCTCTTGGAAGAGGCGTTGGAAGCGATTGAGGAAGCGCATGAGGAGTTATTTTCGGATGTGGAAATGGGAGCGGCCGCCGCGATCCGGAACGATGCAGCGATCCAAATCGCGGGCGGTCTTGGCGATGGTACCGAGGTGGCGGTCGATCGATTGCAGCGTTTCCAAAAGCTGGAACGGCAGGCGGAAGAGTTTGCGAAGCATGAAGAGGGAAAGCCCTCCGGTGAACCGGAGGGCCGGGGGTGAGGGGTTACAGCTTCGCGAGGCGAGCGAGCGCGGGGGCGAGCTCCAGGTCGTCGGCGTATTTCTCGGCGACCCAATCGTGCCGTCCCAAGTAGTAGTCCCGGAACTCGTCGTCGGTCTGGTGTGCGGCGGCCCATTTGAGGAACTCGCGGCCTGCCGCGCCAAGAACCGGATCGTGCGGCGGAGACGGCGGGCGATGGATCGCCGCCGGAGTCTTCGACTCAGGAGCGAGCTTCAGGCTTTCGCTCGGGTTCGTCTTCGGGGACGGCGAGGTCGGACTCGATTTCGAGGATGACGGAGCGCCGCCCGTCCCGCCAGTGGGTGAGGAAGGGGTCGATGGGAGTGCCGGCGACGGGTTGGCAGGAAGGCTTGGTGGTTCCTGCCCGGGCGCGGAGGGCGTCGAGGACGCGCTTTCCGGCTTCGGAGGAGAATACGACTCGGAGGTCTGCGAGGTATTGAGTCCGGGCGGCTGCGATGTCTGCTGTGCTTGGGGCTTCGGTTTGGCTTTGGCCATGACGGTGCATGTTCGGGGTTGGGGTGAATCACTGTGGCGGCATCATGCCGGCGAGTTGTTGGATGCCCTCCGGCCCTCCAAGGTTTCTGACGGCACCGCTGGCCTGCTCGGCGGCGGCGACCTGCTGCGCTTGAGCGCGTGCGGCGCGGATCGCTTCGATGGCTTCAGGGCTGCGCACGATCGATTCCGGGAGTCCCTTGTAGCGTGCGAACAACGGCCCGACTTTGTCGGTGTCGATCCAATCGAAAACGCCAGGGTCGTTCTCCGCGAGGGGGGACAGAACGGCGAGCACGTCGGCAAAGTTCGCGAGCTGGGATTGTTCCAGCGCGAGAGCCATCGCGGACGTGTACTCGAGCGCCGGGTCCGCGATGAACGCGCCAAGGGAGTCCTGTTGGAGGACTTCGTCCGGCGGCTTGGGGAACTCGCCTTGGCGAAGTAGAAGCGCGAAGCAACGGCGAAGCGTCGTCGCAAGGAACTCCTTCGACAGCCCGGCAAAGATGGGGTGGAAGATTTCCCGAGACTCATTGACGATCGCCCGCACCTGCTCGGCGGTGGCATCGCTGCGGAGGTTAGAAACCGCGTTGAACAGCGGCACGAAGAAGGCTTCTTCGATGGCCTTCTTTTTGTCGGCCATGCGATCCTTGCCGATGTCGTAGCGCCCACCTGTGAGCCATTCCTTGGGCTCGTGGCCGGCCGCTTCGCCAGGATCCCAACAGGTGAGTCCCATGGCGCGGAAATCCACGTCGCCTTTGAGATTGGCGGTGTAGAGGATGCGCGGGAACGCGGCGGTTTCCGCGAGCACGTCGAGCATCTTCTCCAGGAAGTTCGCTTGCGAGGCCTCCGGGAGCGCCAGGAAGCCCGGCGACCAGCCGTAAGGAGAATCGCCCCACGTTTCCCACCGCGACACGGCGACGGGCATTTCGTCGAAGCCGCTTTCGGCCAAGACGATCTTTTCCGCCTTGAGAACGTGCACGGACGCGACCGGCTTGCTCTTCGCATCGGTCAACCGCGGATCACGATCGGTGCGCGGATAAATGGCATGGATGACGTCGAGCGGCGTGTGCTGTTCCTTCGCGTCGTTCGCCTTGGTTTTGACGCACTCCGGGCAGGTGTCCGGGAACATCTCCACCAGTTGCTTCGGCGTGAGGCAGTAGGACCGGTAAAGGGTGTCGACCTCGTCGAGCGAGTTCTCGGCGATGCTGTAGGTGCCGATGGAGTAGGAGCGGAAATGCAGGCCGCGCCCGTGCTTGCCGGAAGTGACTTCGGTGGCGGCGGTGCCGAACGCGCCACGGTCGAGATAGTGCTCTTGGGCGCGCTTGTAGAAATTCGAATCGTAGAGCTTCCGCGCGGTGATTTCCCCGCACCGGGCATACCACGCCCAGGCATTCGGGAAGCGCTCCAGCTCCGCCGGCGGACGGAAGGCGAACCAGCGAACGCCCATCGGCGTGATGCGGGACGCCTGGCCTTGAGCAAGCGTCCGGTTCGCCCGCATGGCGGTGCCGTCGAACTGCTCGGCGATCTTCGCGCGATCGGGCGAAGCGTCCGCCGCATTGCCGCGCACGGCGATCTGGCCGCGCCTCGGGTGGCAAAGGTCGGCGAGTTCCTGCCAAAGCGAGTCCCAAGCGGTCCGCTTGCTAGCGAGTGCCTGCTCCTGAGCGATGATCCGCTCCGCCAATGGATCGGCAACGTTCATCCAAGGGTGGATTTCGTGCCGGGCGCAGCGTTGCTGGCGGCGAGGAGGGTCTTGTCGAAGGAATAGCGGCCAGCCTCACGGCGGCGCTGGTCCTTCTTGGCTTGCGCCACGTCCTGACCGGTTTCAGAGACCGGCGGTGGCGGCGGGGTCGGTTTTTCCGGCTTCGGTGCACCCATGCCCGCCAGACTGACGCCTCAAACCCTGCGCGGCATTGAACAGGTGGCGACCTAACGGAGGCGAAACCTCCGGGTTTTCCCGCCGCGGAACCGGTGCCAGGTGACGCGCTCCGCGCCGTGGCGGCGGGCGATCGCCAAACACTCGGCGACACTGCCGGCGGCAATCCAAACGTGCCAGCAATTCGAGCCGGGCGCATGGTGGTCGAGATTCTCAAGGGTCTCGGCGTCGGCCTCTGGGTCGACTTCCCGGGCGAGCAGAAACACGCGATCGGTCGCGGTGACGTGGCCGCGCTGGAGGTGGATGTCGATCGCGACCGTCCAAGGCACCGCCGGCGTCGGGTTGTCGGCGTGGTAGGCCTCGACCGCGCGAAGGTAAGGGTTCATTGACCTGAAGCTGTCGGCCCGCAAATCTGGCAAGGTTCCGGAATTGCTTCGATCACGAAGCCGAGGGAGACACCCGGTGAAACCTTTTCTTCAATCTTCATTCCCATGAAGTGGGTTAGGCGGTGGCCAGAAACATCGACGGGTATTGAGGGATAATATTCGATAGCCGCGTGCAGGTTGGTTAATTCACGCTGCCCGAGGAATAGGTGTGTTGGAGCCACCGCGCCGCTTCTGATGTAGGCGGCCCTTGCTCGGATGATGGTGTCGAAAATTGAGGTGTCGGATGGCATGATTATCGAATGGCCCGGGGGCCGGAGGTTCGGGGTGTGTGGCCGGAAATGGCTTTCGGTTGAGCTTGCGGGGCGTCGGAGACATTGACCATACCGCGCCTCCAGGCTTCGCCGAAGGTGCGGAACCCATCGGCGCTGTGGGAGAAAAGGTCGTGCTTCGGCATTTCCCGGAGGGTGTCGCCGGAGGCGGTGATGTTGCGCTGGTAGCCTTCAAGGCACGCGACGCCGCTGGGGAACTCCTCGCCGCTGCCGGTTTGGTACGGCAGGCCGTCTTCGTTGCGGGCAGTATCGCAGGTCGTTTTGTGAAACCAGCAATGCGGGAGAATGTCGCGGGTGTAGCCGATGCCGAGCCACACGTCCGGCGTGCGAGGCACCACGGTAATGTTGGTGATGCCGCACTCGCGGAGGGTTTGGGCGTAGGTCTTGCCGGTGCCGCGGTCCCGTGTCTCGGCGTCGTGGGGAAGGAAATGTCGGGCGATCGGGCGGTCATACTTCGCCTCCCATCGCCGCACCTGATCAGCGAAATGGCTGGCGGATCGGCCGGATATCTCGTGCCAGTCCAGGACGAGAAACGCCCGTCCCACGGGTTGAATGAGCCACATGACGCCGTAGTCGCTGAGGCCGATGTCCCAGAAGGTGAACAACGGCCAATTCGCCTCCGGAAGGAAATCGCAAATGCGGCCGGCGGCGCGGAGGTCGGCCATTTGCTTGCCGTAGATGGCGTGGTCGTTGATCGCCTCGAACGCTTCGCCGGCGGTGCTGGGATATTCCTTTTTCATGGCGTGGTTTTGCACGCGGTGCTTGGTGTCGTACCAAACCATCTGGGCATGGCTGAACGTCCGGCCGGTTTCTGCGGAGAGCTTGGCGAAGTATTCGACGATCGACGGCCGAAGCGCGAAGTTCGGCGCGTCGATGACGTAGCGCGGATCCTGCCACCAAGCGAAGAAATGAAACCGGAAGTCGTTCGCGGTGAGGTTCGCGTCGTCGTTCGACATGGCTACGCGCATGAGGTTGTAATTGAGTCCCACGCGGCCGCCTTCGTGGGTGGATTCGATATCGATGACGTTGCCCGGGGTGATCGAGTTGAAGGCGCCATCGCGGATTTCCGCCGCTTTGATCGGTGCTGCGATCGAAGTCTTGCCGAGCTCGGAAACGTGCAGTCGGTTGGGCGTGCCGCCGCGGAAGGACGTAGAGCAAGAAATACGTGAGCCATTGCTGAAAACGAGCTGTTGAGATGAACAGGACGTGAGGCGCACGGCTCTTTTGATTTGTGCGCCAATGCGCCAGGTTTCCGGGTGGAGGTCCCCGTCGTCGAGGCGCTCATAGGCGAGGCGGACCATTTCGAGCTTCGATTTCGCGTCGTCGAGCTTGTAGTCGATGATGCCGGCGGTGAGGTTGGGCGTGAACAGGAGCGCGTCCGCGTTTTCCATCTCGAAGAGCGTCGAGAATCCCATCTTCCGGGCTTTGAGTACGTGGTTGAGGGTGTGGCGTCGGTTGTAAAACGTGCGCTGCGCGAGATTCGGCACGAACGGCACGATTTTTCCGTTGGCGTCCTTGATGGTGTAGAGTTTCTGGAGACGCCAGGCACGCGAAGCGAGGGGAGTGTTGGAGAGGGAAGGCAAGGGGGTTACATCCGATCGGTTGGGATCGGCGATGTGGGGGCGAGTGACGCAATGGCCTCGGCGAGTGACTGCACCGCGTCGGCCTCAGGGTCGCCCACGCCGGCGAGCTTGTTGTCGAGTTCGATCGCCTTCAGCGGATCGAGCTTTTCGAGCCGCTTGCTACTGCTCATTTCACCGGTGGTTTCGCTGTAGCTCTTGATGAGGTCGGCGTCTTCCTCCTTGTCGGGATCGAGGCTTGTGATGGGGGTGCGCACGATGCGCGCGAGGAACACACGCTTTTCCCGCACGTCCATCACGTCCGCATCCGCCGCTTCCTTCTGCACCGCGCGGATGTATGCATCCACTTCGTTGGTTTTGCGGAGGCGCTTGGCGTTCTGCAGGGCGCTCTCCCGCTTGCACTTGTAGCCGGCGGCGAGGTAGGAATCGACCAGCGAATGGCCATTGGCCACGAACGCGGCAAAACGCTGATGCTTGACGTCCTTGGGGATAGGAAGATCAACCATGGGACGCGAGGCGGGCGGTGATGCGGGCGAACTTCGCGACGCCTTCCGGGCTGAGGCAGAGGCGGGTGAACGTGTCGTCAACGCGTTCGACGAGCTTGAACCAGTTCGTGCGCGTGGCCTGGTTGCGGATGGCGTGGTAGGACATGCCCACGGATAGCCCAACGCCGGCGATGGTTGGGGGATTTTCTTCTCCGGAAATCGCGCACATCATCGCGTATTGCGTCCAGGTGACTCCTTCCGCGGTGATCGCGCGATTGGCGCGTTGGGGGAAATGGTTGTCGGGAATCGCGGTGATCGCCTTTCGCTGGCGGCGTGTGCCCGCTTTGGCGACGGCCAGCGGCTTCGCCAGATAGGCGAACTCGGGGAGTTCAAGTTGTTCAGGCATGAGGAAGGAGGGTTCCTTGGCATGATGCGCCGCGCCCTAACGGGTCCGCGGTTGAACAGGTGTTAAAGTCGAGCGAGGGCGCTCCGGGTTTTGTGAGCGAGTTGGCGGAAGGCTTCTTCGATCAACTCCGGGTATTTCCGAGCGGCCTTTGCGTCGAGGTGGATGCAAAGTTCGATGGTACGATTGAGGGGATTGGTGAGCGTATCCGCGGCGGCATAGCGCTTCAATCGCTGCTCAAGCTCTTCGGTTTTTGAGCGTTGATCTGACAAATCCCGGTTGAGGAGTCGGATGGTGTAGGTTGCTTGTTTGAGTTTGGCGCGGTGCTCACGGAATTTGGGGCGGAGGCGGCGGAAAATGGAGGGCTTGGTTTTCATTCGGTTAGGCAGGTGTTCAA